CCATGCCCTGTATGATGCACTATAACAACGCATGCTGCATACTTATGAATAAGGTTATCTACCCTACTAATAAATAACGTCATGTCCTCTGTGCTGTTCTCTGAGCCTGCTCCGAAGTTTCTATTTAATGTATCAAATATAATGCAGCCAATAGAGCCTTCTTTTTCTGCAATGATATCTAGCTCTTCTATAAGTTTTGCATACTCATCTTCATCTAAAACCCTTGTACCTCTGCTTGATAAATACAATGGTGCATCTGCTAATGTTGTTCTACCTTGTTCTATTGCAGCTAATCTTCTGGTAACACCACGCTTACCTTCACCTACAAGCATAACTACAGGAGCTTTAAATGCTTCATAACCAAAGTATTCTGTCCCTTTTGCTATCGCAACAGCCATATCTAACGCCACAAATGACTTACCTTCTTTTGGCTTACCGAAGATACCCATCAGGCTCTGCTTTTCTGCAATCGTCTTTATTAACCAATCTGGTTTAGTTACTTGAGTAATCACCTGATCAGCACGTTCAAAGTAAAGTGTGCCTTTAGGTCTTTGCAATGGTGCGTTCTGGATGTAATGCACAAGATCAGCAGAACTTCTAAATAACTCACGTTCCCTTGCTTCGTGCAAATCATCCTTCTCTTGTAGTTCCTCTGGCGGTCTTGAAATGCTGACAGTACATCCGTTCTTAGTTAGATATCTGGATATGTCATAAGCAAACTGTATGCCTGCTTCATCCTTATCTGGAAATATGTACACATCTCTACCAAAGATAGGTGACCAATCCGTCTTTTCCCATCCTTTACAGCCACCATGATGACACACTACCTGATGTTCATAGATGTGTTCTGCTGCCATTGCAGCCTTCTCACCTTCTACCAACAGCACAGGATGCTCCTTTGATCTATCAGGCGTTACATACAAGGGTAGCTTCCCATCAGGTCGTTTGCAGACCCAAGAGCCATCAGGCTGTTTACAGTAAGGAGCATATTTCTGATAGCTCTTGTAATGACCATCAGGGAAGCGTAACACTAAAAAATTATCTGAATATTTAACTTTGATGATGGCTTCTTGCCAAAGTTGAGCCATCTGCTGACGATTTAGCGATGAGGTAGTTTTAGGGGAATATTTGTTTACTACTTTAAGAGAATCTACCTCATCACTAAAACCAAATCGTTTAAGGGTTTCTGCTACATCTAAATTATACTCTGTAAGCAGACCATGAACACCATAGCCTTTATCTGCTTCAAAATCATAGAACTGTCCTGTTTCAACATTTAGGCAAACACTTCCCTTATTACCCCAACGAATCTCCTTAGAAGTTTCGCTTTTTGGCTCGCCTAAGAGTTCAAGACCTACAGCTCTAGCTATAGATGCCCACTCCTCGTTTGTCATTAGAATGGTATGTCATCATCGCTTAGTTCAGGCTGTGCCTTTGCTTCTATTTCTGCTGCTACAGGCACATCTTTATCATTAGCCCATTCAGGCAATACAAAACCTTCTGGTCTTGGCTTATAACCTTGAAACTCAAACTCTGGTATTGCAGAGCTGAATCCTGATTCAAACTTAATTGTTTTAGAGCCTGTATATTTGAATACAGGTAATGCAGGTGCTTCTTTATTAGCACCATGCCAAAAACTAGGACACATATCTCTAAAGGCTTTTACTTCACCCCATGACATGCGTTCCCATAACACAGGCTTATCATGCCCATGCACAAAGACCCAGACACTAAATGCATCCTTCCATGTATCGTCTGGCTTTACTCTTTTACCGCCCTTGTGTTCTGCCCACTCAAACTCATAACCACCTGCATATCTACCAATGCCTGTCTTAATTGTTTCAGGGTCTAAGATGAGGTAACTGAGTTCAATTACATCCTCTCCGATGTACCATGCTTTTTCTTTAGCAAGGTGTTTTAAAAATAAGTCCTGTGGGTTATCACTTGAACTCGCTTCTTCTGTGAAAAAATCTTCACTCATAACATACTCCTTATTAATGCAGCTTTCTCTCTTCGCTGTTGTTATATAAATCTTCTAACCATTCTATGTTAGAAACCTTAAATTCATGATAAGTACCATATTCTGTAATACCCATCATCTCACATACCAGACAATAGTTTTGATATCTCATCTGGCAAAAATTCTCAAACCCTTCGTCATACATGATGTACATTGTTTAATATTACATCAATTTTCTTGCAGATATCAGATAAGTATCCAATCATTACTGCTTCATTCTTCTTAGGTAAATCTTTAATCATTACATGAGCAGGCATAACTACTTTAGGTTTAGTGCCATTGTACTTATAGATCAGCACAGGTATGAATAGATCACCTGCTGCTTCACATGCCTGCTTCCACCATCTCTCTTGCATGAAGTGATTGCCATTACCTTTATATGCCTTACACTCAATCGCTAACCTACCCCAATAGATGTCAGCTAAACCCTTCTTCTGATATTGGTCTAAGTTTCTTCTAACACGATCATCTGAGCCTGTAGTTTCTAAATAGTCATTGATTTTCTTAACAATAGCTCTCTCAAATGCAGCTCCTTTGTTTCTAGCGTTTACCATGAGTTGCCTGTTTCTGTTTCAAACATATCTTTAAGCTCTTCTAATGTGTACTTACTAGCTTCTCTGGTAAAAGAACCATCATGATAATGCTTCTCTCTAGTGCCATCTTTGTAAGCTATAGTTACAATCGTTTCACCATACTTATCTGTATTACGATAAATTATTTGCTTACACCAATCTCTAAATGACAACTTCTTCTTACTCATCACCAGACCTAATCGCATCAATGATACCTAGCTTGATAAAGTAGCCTGCTACCTCACCTATGCTTTTCTTGCCATGCTTAACTTTGTATTCCCAAAGTAACTGATGTACTTCTTTGTCTACCCAGACAGCTTCTTTACCTGCTCGTTCTGTCAAGGGGTCATTGAAATCTTTGAATGTTTTTTCTTCTTCCATGATTTAACTCTCCAAGTTAATTATAATTAAAAAAGGGTAGGTTGCAAAAACTCTCCAGTTCATACTCCCTTAGCTTCCTACCCTACCTGTTTAATCCTGATAGACTTACGCCTAACGCTATATGCTTCTTTAGCAGGCACGATCTTCTCTGGCTGTGCCTTGTAATTAATCATTCCCCAATTCACATGATAATCACCTACAACTGCTTGTTCAGCATTACCCATCATATCCATGATCTGTGCTTGCAACTGATCTTTTTGTTTGCCCATGAGCTTAATGTTCTCATCTAAGTTTTCTATTTGTGCAAGTATGTCTATGGCTTTTGGGTCTAGCTCTGCCACTTCTTCTGGTATGGCTTCGTTGTATTTAATCCATGCATCATCAGATGTTTCTGGGTCAAAGTAATTTGCAGTGCGTACACGTTGCTGCCAATCTTCAGCAAGCTCTTTAAGTTCATCACTGAAACTCATATCACGTTCATAGAAGTGATAATGCAACTCGTTAACTGCATGATAAAAAATAATCAAAAGACCCCATGAAGTGTTAACACATTCAACCTGTGTTTTAAGTTGTATCCAACCCCTCCAATCAAGTGTTTCCTGCTTATAGTCTGGATATGCATTAGTGTGCTTACATTCTATGATGCCTGTATTATTAATAGTTACAGCTTCACCATCTGGACAATAAATGCCCTTAGCTTCATCTTGAACTATTGTTAGGTCTTTAGCATCTGCCATGCCATCTAGTGAACACTCTACAGGATAGAATGGATGCTCAAACTTCTTGCCAAATTCTGTAACTATGTTTGTTAGACCAATGCGTTCACATGCAAATCTAATTATATATTCTTCGTACCAATCACCCATTTCCATAGCTAAGTTCTGGTCATATCTAATATTAATACCATTGTGTGCTTTTATGTTTTCGTCTAACTGCTTCTGCTTGCTTTTGTATATTCCTTTGCCCATAGCATTAGCAGTTATTGAAGGTGTCAAAACATCTCCATCTTTTGTAAGTTTTCCTTCGCCCATTACTTATCCAAATAAAAACTAACAGCTAGTAGGAAAGCTCCTACTAGCACTAATATCATTACGTCTGGAATATTACCCATAATTACCTCACTACCTTAATTTGTGATCTGAAGCCTGCTTCAAGATTACGCTTGAGCTTCGCCTTAGCTTGCTCTTCGTCATTAGTTGTCATGCAGACAACATAGCTGTCTTTGCTAATGTTGCCTGCTGCATCTGGAACATATTGAATTA